TGCAGTTCACAGAGCGGCAGTTGGTTATGTTCGGAGTCCACAAACGCTTCTGGTGTGGCCGGATCGAATGTCTCCCAGTCAAATCCTTGCGTGAGCCGGATCAAATCCCAGACCGGATGTTTTTTCGGGATCGGGACTGTGATTTCGAGTTTGTGTGACCACATTACGTCCGTTTTATTGGTGGCCACATCCTTGATCCACTGCCATTGAATCACGTGCTGGTATGCCCATTCAAAAAAACGGTGGTGGTATTCAACTGTTTCTGTATCGCCACACACGGAACACTGGTTATATCCACCGGCCTTCATATGTTTTTTAGTACGCGCAAAGGTGGGCGATACGGTACGTGCTGCGTGGTCAGGGTAAAACGTGTCTTCGGTGAGCGTGGCTTTTTTCTCGTGCTCGTTGTGTAATTCTTGCATCATTATCACCCATAAAAAAAGGCCTCCGGAGAGGCCTGTAATCGTTTGAATTTAGTCGTGAAGAACCGTTACCCCGGCATAATTCCGGTCTGCATGGCATCCGATAAACGACCTGCGCGTGCTGGCACTTCACGCGCCCATTCAGATGCACGCATGCCCATTGCTGCTTTTAGATAGCTGCCAGCCTCGATAAATTTCAGAGTATTCGTGAATGTCATCAAACCATCGACGCCCATCTCAAACGCCATGTTGGCGATGACGCGCTGGCGGACTTCATCCAATTTTCGCCACCAAGGCAAGTGCTGATCGAGTCCTGCGAATGTGCGTGTCAAATCAGAGGACAGAATCTGATTCACGCGCGCATCCGTCATGGGATATTTTTCACCGGGTAACGGGGATGCGGCCAAATTATGACCAATACCCACGGTTAAGTTTTTTTTTGGCGAATTGTCGCGATATGGCGTATATTTCACACCCTCATCTCTGCGAAGCTCTGTTTCGATTAAATCAATATCCATTTTATGTAATCAATTTAATTAATATGGCGGCCCACTTTGGTAGGTCGCCGTGGTTGATATAATAAATAACTGCGCCAAAACCCATCATCGGTAGGAATACAGGAATAAGCATTTCCCTAATAAAAAATCGCCATGCCTCCGCTAAGCGACAGAAAAATCGAACGGTTTTTACGCCACCGTTCCACATTTCCAAAATCGACCCCGTCCCCTCAGCAGTTTGGTTGATCTTGTCCGCCATTAGCGACATCGCTTCATCCTGACTTTTCAGATGCGCCGTTATTTTTGTGAGTGCATCAGCTACTTCACTAAATTTTCCCTGCCCATCATCTAAGCGCGCATTGATTGCATCGAATTGTTTTTGCATGCTTGTCCTTTAACGTAATGCGAGTGCGCATAAAAAAACCGCCCGCAGGCGGCTTATTGTCTTATAAATGGATTTCTAACTAAATCGGCCATTGTTTGCGTTATAGTCAGCTAACACCATTGCTGTGATCGCAGCTTGATTAGCTAGTACGGATGTATCATCATACAGACAACGAAATGCTCTGAATCCTGCTCCGGGAGAAAATCCTGAAAATACACCTATAAATGGATTCGGTGTAACAATAGGAACACCTAATGCGGTTGCACCAGTATTAATTGAATTAATCAAAACGCCATTTTGGTAGAAATAATAATCATACGTCCCATTCGCTAATTTTTTAGCGCAGCCACCGATTTGATATATATTGCCAACTACCATCGGCTGAGTAGACCCGGTGAAACCATTAATAGTAGTTCGTATAGTACTGCCATTCGCTGCCCCCGTATCTAACGCATACGCGCAAACAGACGCAGACGTGCTGTCAGCATAGCCAGCAACACCCGCATATGAAGAAGATGTTGGTGCCAAATATTTTAACCAAATCACGAATAAAAAACCTGCTGCATTTGCTGCTGGCTTACCAGACATTGGTAATTGAATACTTTCTAGTCCATTGACGGCTGGATTAAAATTAAATCCACTGTTCAGAAATGCGGCTGGTGCAGACCCGAACGTAGCGGAGGAATTATTTGGTGTTAAGTCTGTCCACAAACTGGAAGCGGCTGGTGTTGCTTGCGCTGGAAATGAGTACGTATCACCCGCATCGAAACAAAACTTCGTTCCAGATGTAATCGCCGCATCACGGTACAGTTTAGGGAGCGTTGAATCAGTGAATATTACGCCCGGTATTTTAGTAATTAAGCTCATTCTAACCATCCTTTTTCATTTAAAAATTGAAACACACGGGTCGCCACTATTGGATTTCCTGTTGTGTTATTGAGATGCCCATCTGTGATAGAGTTGCGTAACGATGTGGGCACCACGTCATTTGCTACATCCGCATTATCCTGTGCAGAACCATTCCCATTCCGAATTAGGAGGTTTCGCACTTCTACATAGTTGCGTGGGTAAAGAGCTTTTAAATCAGAATTCAACTGAACAACTGCATCATGGTTTGCGGTGCCGATAATTTCAGTTGGCCAGTTCAAAACACTCAATACGATGAAGCGCTGATCCAGTGTTTTTAATTGCGCAATAGAGTCGGAAATAGCTTGTTTAACATCAGCGTTAAATGTAGACGTTCCGACATTATTACGGCCATACCAAAAAACTACAGTGCCAAACATGCGATTGTCTGTTATATCAATAAAAAATGGGGTGGCAGGATCAATGGCTAAAGCTGTTCCGGGCGTGGTTCGTGTGAACGTCCAAGTAGTTGCGCCATCACTAGCATACGTACCGGCAATTCCAAAAAGTTTTCCCGTCCATGACCCAGCATTTTGCGCAGTAATAATTTCAATCGAGCGCGTGATAACTGCGACTGGACCAGATGCCGGTATCGTATTACCAGCGATAGTAAAAAAGGAAATTTGTCCACCAAAGCGCGACGCTATCTGTTGTGCAGTCTGCCCACCCACGGCACCTACTGTAACTGGCAAGCCTAAATAACTCGATAACCATCCTGGGGCACCAGAAGCTGACAGAGAATCCCCGTACCACCAGAAGCCGGTGGGAGTAATCCACTTTGAATTAGAAGCTACAATCGCTGTCTGCGTCGCTGCCTGTGTAGTTAAGTTTAAGCCCTTAGAAATCAGATTTCCAGCCACGTCGATACCGCCAGCCAAATTACCAGCACTATCCTCCCATGCCCAAAAATATCCGCTGCGATTAGAGGAAACATTACTTGTAGTTATCGAACTGCCTTCGAGCAAATCAAGCCGTGTGGCAACATCGCCACCATGCCCGAAGATGATATGGCCGTTTGGAAGGATACCAATCGACATGCCGTTATTTTGTCCGACAACCCCCCATACATACCCGCTACGTGGCGAATACGATTGGTCAGTAAGAACCTCTAGATTATCAAGCCGTGTGGCAACATCGCCACCATGACCAAAAATAACACGGCCATCATTGCTAATTCCCAATGCAAGATTATTCGATGCATCCATCCATGCTGCGGCATACCCTACTCGTACGGCATAGGAAGTGTCAAAGCCGAGAGAATCCAAAAATGCCTTCGTGCGAAACTGAAAAATAGGTGTTGCTGCCCCGGCTGTATTGGTATAAACGACTAATGTCAACAGATCTGCACTCAAAACAGAAAAACTCTGGCCACTGGTCGTCCCCGAAAGACCTAATGCTATCGTGACGAATACCTTACCAATTGCGTTCGCAGCAGTACTCGCGGCAGAAGCAGTTGTTGCTGCTGTTGCCGCAGTTACGGCTGAATTTGCCGCATTTGCAACTGCTAATGTAAGTGCCGGAAGTGTTGCTAAATTATTTAATGGCATAATAGTCTCATTGATATTGATTTGCTGACGCAAAAACAGAATATGACGTAGCGCCTGTTTTTAAAATTGTGTACGTATACATGTCAACACTATTGGGATCACCTGATGTCGGGGCAAATCCGGTGTTCCACAACGGCGTTACTGTGACCCCATCTATCTGCAGTGCAATCTGATAATATGCAGTTGAACCGTTAGTCACTAAACAATTTACCTGCACTAAATTTCCATTTATAACCTGAGAATTAAATGACACTCCAGGCGAATAACTTAAATTTAATACCCAGTTGTTTGTGGCATTTGCTGTATATATTTGCGTCAATCCATTTGCAATATAAAAAACTTGCGTGGGACCAGGTGGCGTCACAAAACTATAAAATGGGGATTGCTGTAACGTTCCGATCACGATGGGCGCGGTGACTACCCCACTTAATACCGGTGAATTATTTAAGACTGTTAAACCTGTACCAGTCGACGCATTAACATTTGCCTTCTGTGCTAACGCTGCATTCAGTGCAGCAGCAGTTAACACTGTTCCGGGAAGAAACTGGGGAAAGCCCGATGTCGCAATTGTCAGCAATAAAATAAAGAGCAATTTTTTCATGTGATCCCTCAATAATTAATAGCTTGCACAGCAGCGACCGTAGTTGCCGCTGCAATCAATGCTTTTTGTGTCTGCAGATGCGCGAATGCCGTAATCCCTTGTGCGGCAATGAGCTGCGCAAGTGCCTGCATATCCGCGTAAGTGAATGGAACTTGCGTATTGTCAGACGCTACCCAATAAAAGGTAGGAGGCAATGATGCAGGGATGGACTGAAATGCGATGAGTAACGCCTGTAAATTAGCGATCGATTTGTTATCCGCTTGATACGTTTTTGCAACCCCGGCTTTACTAGTATAAGTAACGTCAGCAGCAACAGCAGTCACATAAGCTGATTGTAAAAGTTGATTCTGACTCAGTTGCGCTTGGCTTAATGAAACCGGCGGATTCTGGATTGCCAATGCCTGCGCTGGTGTTATTTCAATGCACCCCGCTGGCAACAACGTCACAAAACTCACATCATCAAGAAAATGGAGGCCACCATGGGGATCTTGGTAATATTGACTCATAATTTTTCCTTTTAACGTGTTTCAAACCAATTAGTAAATCCACTAGCGCTGTAACTAACGCCCGGCAGCACGGTGAATGAAACCGTCCCCGATACGCCATACACACTGCCAGCATTCACGTATGAGATAGCAGGCAATGGGCCCAATGTGAATGTCCATAAAGTGCTTAAAACAACGCTTGCCTCTAAAATAACATCGATAGGTTTTAGAGTTGCGTTGTAATAAGTGGTGTTTGCAGCGCGTGAAGCAGTGACATTCGTCGGAGTCTGGCCAATGCCGTATGCAGAAGCTAAGGTCGCGTATGTAGTGGCTGCATTGGCCTGAGATAAGTATGTCGCTGTAGCTGCGCTGATCGTTTCGTATGTGGACGCGGCAGTTGTTTGTGGCAAATAAGTTGCCGCTGCTGCGCTGATCGTTTCATACGTTGCGGTAGCATTAGTCTGTATAGCCGTTAATTGCCCGAGTGTTGCAGCCTGATTGGATTGTATAGCGGACAGAATTTGTAATACGCCTCCAGTACACTCCATCAAAATCCATGCGCCAGCACCAGCGTTGATCGTGGGGTTGACTACGTACACCAAACTACCAATACCATTCAGTGCAATTTCACCGCCCTGCAATGCCGATAACGCACGCCCGTAGAGGGGTTTTATAGAGAGACCATCCGGCGCATACGTGGATGGCCCCGTATTTGCAGCGCTAAACTGTACTGTTTGACGTGTGCCGTTTAGTAGTGTTGCCGACGTCAATGGTGTTGGATTGACTGCTACATAGGCATTGGCGGTACCGCTATCCATCAAAATACTAGACTGCTTGATGAGCGCCCGAATCGCCGCCAATACCTGTGCGTTATTGGTACGATCAGCGGTAATCCCCGCGGCCGTAATGATTGCGATCAACTCTTCCTGGAGTGCGTTAAAGGCATAGGCCGGCAATACTGTTGCGGGGGTACTGGTTGCCGGGTTACCGGATGTAGCAAATTGTGGCGTGCCGGTTGCGGGCGCCGTATCAGCTAATGCGGCCGGTACGGAATTAGTGGCAATCAAACGATCCATAGATCCTCAGCTGTAGTTAAACATTAAAGTGGTGTGAGCGGGTGCGGCATTTTGTAATTCACACTGCAATACATTGTTGTTCCAAGTGGCCAGCGGCTCACCAAATCCATCTACGCCAAATTGAAAGCGATTAATTGAAAAACTTGGCGCATTGACTTGCCATGCAAATGCCCAGTCTGCTCCGTACATTTGTGTGCCGAATGTGGTCTGTCCAAATTTAAACGGGGCAAACTGGGTGATCGTGATGGCATACCCTAATGTCGCGGCCATTTGGACAAAATACTGACTAGACTGTCCGCCTGTCCCTGTGAATCGTGCCATTACCTGTGCCCGTCGCAGCTGAATGGTGGGCGCAAGCCCGGCACACGGATCAGGCAACCCTAGTGTGGCCTCCCACTCCGGCAATAATTCTTCTGTGCTAGATGGAAATGCATCAATCAGTAAATTCGTCGCGCGCGCATTATGTCGCGCATAAGTTTGCACCAACCCAGATAACACCTGCGTTTGTACTGTCCCTGATTCGGTTGGCCAAACACGGCCACGTGGCATTAATGCCTGCATCGCTGCGAGATAATCGGCAGCGGAATAATTAGGTGCGCTCATGGGGTATAGGTAATCGTGCCAACTGTCGGCAAATACCCGACAGCTGTGGTGATATTTCCGCTCGGCGTGGTGATGACAAAACCAGCGGTACCGGAAATGGCGGCGATGGCGGACTCAATGTAGGACATATCAACCACACCACCTAAGGCAGTACCGTATTGAACGAACACCCCGGCGATCGCTAAAGCGATGGCCGATTTTGTCGCCACCGATGCGGCGGCAATCCCGCCAATAGTAAAGTTTTGAGCAGCATCGAGCGGGGAGCAGACATATACCATCGCTGTCACCGGCTGGAGCGGCCAAATCGTATTGGCAACATCCAATTGGTCACCGGTTGCAGTGATGGCCGGTCGCGTTTCTGCTGTAGCCACCCCATTTACGCCCTGCGGAAATCCGTTGTACGCTGATTCGGTAGTATCCAACATCACGTAAAGAACTACCGTCCCACCACCAAAGCCATTACGGCTACACCAGGCACGCGTGATACCGTTCACCTCAAGCGCCCAATTAACGTAATCGTTTGCAGCACCTCCTTGCGGGGTGTTTTGATACGCATACAACATCCGCGATAGTAAACTATCGTCTTGCTCAATGTCCGCGCCACCAGTAAATGCGGTCGTTACCACGCCATTCGATTGGATTCCGGCAATGGATTGTCCCAATGTCATTGCCGTATTCACCGGACAATTCCCAAATGCGCCAGTTACGCCGGTGAGATCAGGGTTGGCTACAGCTAGCACCGTCACGGTACCAGTACTGGACACAGTTGCATCCACCGTCGTTGTATACGCGACGCTATCACCGCGGACTAGCGCTGTCCCAGCAGGGACATCTTTGCCCACTACCCCAGTAAAGCTCACTTGACCAGGAATAAAGATTCCAGCTTGGGTTGCTGGATTACGGAACACATTTTTCAGTGCCGCCCATCCTTCCAAAAATTCGCCGGTAGACGTAAAAGGAACGGACTGCAACGAAATCCAATCAAGATAGCCATAATGCAAATTGGCTAAATTGGCCTGTGCAGTCCCGGTGATACTCAGGTTTGAAAATCGTAGCAGCGGGTCAGATCCGGGTAAGCCAGCGGCGATGTCTTGCGCTACTTGACTACGCAGTTGTGATAATGTCGGACGGGCATAGGGCATATCTAATCAAACCTCATTCTAGTAAAGCACGGAACTTCCCAACGTAAAGTCCACATCGAGTCGCGCTAATGGTCGTTGCGGTGGTACGGTTTCGGCTGGAGATGGGTTCCATGCCGCCGCAAAATTCATGGCGGATTGGGTTCCGCTGCTCTGGTAGGCCACAATCTGAATTCCCATCATAGCTGGGCGCGTCCATTCAACAACAATGGAAAATCGGGCAACAACACCATCATCAATCAGCCATTGCAACGCTTCCGCACAATAATCAGTGGCACTGGCCAGCACCGTAGCGGTTTGTTTTGAGCGATCGAGCAACCACAGCCGCGATCCGATGGGGTACGTTTCATCAAGATCACCCACCCAGCCACGTGGATCGCCGGAGCTGTCAGGGATAATGTCGTCAGCCGTGGCGGTCCGGTCAGTGAACAAGGAAATCAAAACGGCGGTTTGTAAATCATTTCCGGTTTGCAGTTGTGATCCAAGCAGCACCCAATCGCCGCAGGCATTCTGTACATCCCATTGAATCGCGGTGTCTGACATAACGTTCCGGTATAAAAAAACCCGCCGAAGCGGGTTATCTGATTATTTATATAACTTAGCGACAGCACTTAGTCTGTTTGTATCGGCACAGCCGAGGTCACACTTCCCCCGCCCGTCTGAATACTAGACACCACATGCGTATGGGTGTTATAAATTTCACGCATTTGTGCCATGGTTTTTGTGTTAGTTCCGGCGTTGTCAAGGATGTCTCCTGAAACTGACAGCAACGCGGTATTAGCGATAATCTCCGTGGGAGCATTCAGCGTGATGGTTGTGGCGACATTCACTGTGAGCGTTGATGCATTATTCACTATCACCGATTGGCCCTGCGCATCAATCACAATCCCGTCGTCAGCAGTCAAATACACATGCTTACCGTCCTGACTGTACAGCATAGATTCACCCGGAAGTAGATTTACTGGTCGACTTTGTTGGTGGCCAGTCGCAATCACGACACCGTTGGATCTGTCACCACCAAAGAATGAAACGACCGCATCTGCCCCAGAAGGAGGATTTGAACTAAAGCCAAATTCAGCCAGTCTAGGTAAATTATCATGCGTTTCCAGGGTTGAAAATTTCACCTGCATTTTTTGAACTGGCCCCGAATCATTGACGGCCGTAATATGACCGCGCCCAATCAATAGCACAATTCGTCGGTAAAGTGAATTAATCATCTGTACATTTATTTCGTTTGAAATTCAGCTGCAAGTGATCCGCCAATAGCTTGCGCTTCTGTCATGGGGCCAATGGAGAATGCCTGATCTGGCATAATTACCAAGTCACAAGTCGTTCCATCTTGATTTCTTTTATAAGAAATCTCTGAAATTAGCCACGCTTTATTTACTATCCGAAGTGACGAAATATTGAGTGGGACAAGCGTATTTGGCGTGTATAGAGCACCCGATGAATCCCGCCAACTATCCGTCGTAATAGATAATTTCGCCGATCGACCGAGTCGCCGCTTGGCCTCCCAGTCAGCGCGCCTTTGTAATAAATTCAAGCCGCTTGCTGATGCTTCACAGTGAAAAAAGTGTCTCCTATGCCGCGGTACTAACGGGTCTTTCGATACTGCATGCAAATACCCCGCATCGCCAATATCGCCCAATACGTCAGCCGATTGTGAACTGGTCCAGTACTCTGAAAAACGTCCATCGATGGAGTATTCGAGTGCAGCTTTTTCGATATTGATACCCTCTGTAAATCCGCTTGCTGCCATCGTTGTACCAACATCAGAAAGAAGCAGACTACCATCCGGCTGATCGTAGACAAGCAATGCTCGCCATCGGCAAAGACGCTCAATAATCTCATAGGGCGATTCCCCAAATTGAATATTTGTTTGCGCAATTACTGCCCCAACCTCACAGGTTGCATTGACTGTAATGTTATATGGGGCAGCCAGCATGATCGCAGTAGTTAAAACTGTCTGGCTCGATATTTGACCACCAGGCCATTCGGCAGAGCAATCAACTAAATCTTGGCACATTCCACGCCCCGCGACTCGAATGGTATGCTGGTTTTCGGATATAGACGGCGTAACTTTGTCTATGTAGCCAGTGATTACAACGTCATTTCCGAGTTTTACTTGGCATGCATCACCCGGCTTCACAACCAAAGTACTTATTTCACCGGCATAGCGCTCTGTCATTTCAATGTCAAAATCACTAGGGCAACGCTCGATTCCCCGTGTGACCCTGATTGAATTCCAACCAGATACTTCCTGTGATTCAACGAGTAGGGTTAGATCATCATTCATTTTTTTGCCTAATATACGCGAGAGCTTGATTACCGCCGATGAAAATGCTAACTTGACAGCGCTGTAAAAGTTGCAGGCATGAAAGCAGGATGAGGCGGATTGGCTTGTGTAACCAATTCAGCCTCTCTGCTCGGATCACTATAAAGTCGCTGTGCAATGACGCATGCTGGAAGCGATGCGTTAAATTGAAAATTTTGGATGGAAGCTAAACCCGCACCTCGCGCAGTCAAATCAGCGACAACGGCAGAGCGGAGAGTGCGCAGCGAATTAAAAACACCATCCTCCCCCTGATTACCCGCCACCAAAATTTCGTTATCTAGAAACCCGCACACCATTGCCCTAACCGTTGCCGCATCATTACTTGAATACGGTTGATACGTTGACGATGCAATCGCAATTTCCACAACGGCAGCACGTCGAAATAAATCATTCATGGCGTTTTGCATTGCAGCCATACTGGCGCCAACCGATGTACCTATCGGAACAATTTCCGCAGATGGCGCCGCCAACACACCAAGCAGTCGCATTGCATCACCGGCGCTGATTGCCGATGCAGATAATGTTGCTGCCAATCCTTGAGCGGCAAGAGCAAGATCAGATAGCGAGCTCATAGACCTAAACTCCCTGTAGTTGACATGAGATAGTCCGCAGACTGCGTCACGGCATTGCGGCTAGCTGTTGCTGCCGCGGCTAAAGACTGTGTCGTTTGCGTTGCAATAGCGATGCTTCCCGTGGCGACGGTAGCGCGCTGAACGGCATTCGCAGTACCTTGAACCGCCGACAACACTCCCGCCAAACTGCTAATTCGCCCACCAAAGAATGCTGTTGCCGTGTTCACGACAGCTGAAACCGCATGAAAAATTGTTGTTGCGTCTTTCACTAGCATAACAGCCTTACTAATCCATCCTGTTGCCGTTGATACCGCTGCGCTAACTACCGCTGCACCCGATTTCAATGCGCTTGTTGCCGTTGACATAAAACTGGCGGCAGAGGCTGCATGAGCCGCAACTCCTGCCGCTGCAACGACTGCCGCCGTAGACTGCACGACCGCAGGGTAGATCCGTTGTCCGCCCTGGGCAAATTGCATCGATACTTCAAAATAACGCTGTGCATCCCATTTTTCAACGAATTCACACGCCAGTAGATCTACGGTAATTTTTCCGAGTGTTCCGTGTACTAGCTCACCTGGGCCGGGCTTTTCACATGCCTGCAATAATGCAAGCCGTTGACTAATGACATCATCGCCCAGCAAAAATCCGGTTACATTGAACTTTCGCGTAGCCCGTCCCATATCCTCAATCCACGGCAGATCACGAAATGGATATTCATGTGTCGCTTTTTTTCGTCCAACATGAGTGTCAGCTGAAAGCGTGATAAATGGCACACCACGCCAGGATGATTTTTTAATCTGACTTTGAAACGAAATGCTTCCTCCAGGCGACCCAAATAATGCAACAAATCCAGCAACCGCATTTGACACCCCCTGGACAGCACCCGCTGCATTAGTTGCGCCGGGAATGATATTGCTTAAATTCATATAACCCCCATCGAATAGGAAATTCGCGTTTGGACATGCATATCACCAGCGCTGTCTTTGGATTCTGCTTGAGCCGTTATTCCCGCTGGTGCATTTGCAAATTTCACATGCAAATTAATATTTTGCGCCCCGCCACTACTCATGCCTCGTGCTATCCCCTTGTTAATAGTGTCGTCGGAATAAGGTTGCTGGCTATTTTCATGAAAAGTAATTGCCTTAACTAAATTGGACACCATGAAAGGATTTGTTAAATCAGGTACTTGGTTAGGAGCCAAGCCGGTACCAGCAGATAGTCCGCTAACGTAATTTGCGGTTTGTTTCGGCGTATTTCCAGCGCGAGCAGCGCCCGTCCATTTATCTGCCAAAGCCGCTAACGATAATCCTTGATAATTTTTTTGCAGATTAGCGACAGCGGCACTTATTCCATCCTCTGGAGTTGCAAAAACAGATTCAATCCCGCCGGGATTCATATTAGTAGGATTATTGCTACGGATGCCTAAAGGTGCTTTCTTATTTCCATTTACGGCCTTAGCTACCATGGGTGAAATGACCGTCGGCACTGTTACGACTGGCCTGGAAATAGTGGAATCTGACGTTGTCGCCGCTTGTCCTGAGTGTGTCCAGTCGTATATCTTTCCACCCAGCGTAGCATTTTCATCACCAGTAGACAATTGGCTAACTTTGTTAATCAGCGGATTAACGACATATTCACCAAATAGGTGGCCAGCTTCCCATGCCACACCGAGCAAGGCTAATTTTCCAAGAAGCGCGCCAATGCTGGCAGTTAATCCAACGATACTACCCTGCCCAATTACCGCCGCAACATCCAGTATACCTATCGCTTTGACTGCGATAGGTATACTTTGGAGTGCAAACGTCCCTAATTTTAGCCCTGTCAACCCGAGCGATGTTCCCAGGCTTAACACACTGGCGACTGGGCCGGCCATCATCAAAGCACCAATCCCAATGATCGCCACCTTCCATCCACCAATTAAATTAATGAAACTGACCACGTCTTTCGCCACGTCGACAATATCACTCCCAACCTTCTTGAAATCAACCGTTTTTAACCACTCGCCAATTTCTTTCACGAACTCTCCGACATTTGTCGCGATAAAATCTTTATTAATCGCCACCCAAGCTGAAAATTGATCGATTAACGGGCTAAGAATTGGAATTAATTTAGCTCCAATTCGATTGGTAAGCCCATCTATGGCTCCGTGAAGTCCTGCCATTTTAATTTCAAAATTCTCCGCGGCTTTAATCGCAGGGCCATCCATTACACCACCAACAGCATCAACTGCTTTTTTATATGCAGAAATAACCGCGGGACCCTTTTGGAGTAACGAAAAAAATGACTCGACGCCCATTCCTCCTGCGAGCAAATGCTGTTGCTGTGCATTAAGTCCCTGCATAGCACGGGAAATATCCATCAATCCCCGCTGTGTATCGACAGAGCCATCTTTTAAACGATGCAAAGTAATGCCAAATCGATTCATCAGTAACATAGCATCTTGGTTACGCCCAAACATAGCGCCTTCCATCGTGCTGCCAAGCGACACCAAACCAGAATCCAGCTCACCCGCCGATATACCCGCCATGGAGGCAGCACCACGCAAAAGCTGCAGGTCCCTCGTTGAAATGCCAATCGATGCAGCTGTTTTGGAAATATTAAAACCCAGCTTTCCAAAGCTAGTAGCTAACTCAGTAACCCCTGCAATTGTTCCAATGCCGAACAATGCCGCTATAGGAGCGACTATTTTACCAATCCCTTCAGCGGCATCTGTTGCGCTACGCCCAATTCCGCTAAGACCTTTGACAACTACATTCAGACCAGTAGCATCTTTTAACGACGTCATCGACTTCTGAAAATCCGTGACAGGGCTCACCATTTTTGCCATGGACGCATTGATTTTATGGACTGTCGCCGTTGCTTTATCAACCGCACTAATCGTAATTTTGAAATCATTAGCCATGTTTTGAGTCCTCCATCATCTGACTTGCGTCATCATGCCACTGCATAAGTTCTTTCCATGTGAGCGTCTTAGCATCGTGTGGCCCCCATGAATAGGTCTTCGTTACTATCGATAGAATGTATCGCCAGTTAGAAGGAAGACCCTTTGAGCCTGCTACAAAAAATTAGTCAAATACTCCCGCGCTAATTTCCCATCTCTTCCACCAATCAAATCAACGGCGGGCTTTGGAATTTTGGCTATATCCGCAATGAAAAAATTCATTGCTTCAAGAGGAGACCATTTAACAACATTCTTTGTGAATTTTTCTACCTCGCCCATATTAGGCTCGCGTAAATTTAATTCGGTGATGGTGTCTTCACCAAACTTCACCGGCTTACGTAATACGATGACTAATTCATCTGGGATTTCAGTATTTTTATCCATAATTAATTTTCTGTGACGCTTCCGTCACGCCCTTCCCATTTAACTTCAAACGTTGCTTCGGCTGTCTTGACTTCTTGCACGTCAACAGTCCACATTTTTGATCCTATGATCGTTTTCCCATTTGCTAGTTTTAGCACCACGGTTGAACTAGTCATGCTGTTGATGGATGCAACGCTTAGTCCACTTGCATCACGTAGGGTTGCGCTGATCATGCCAGGTTCAGGCATTTCACTATAGCCGTGTACAGAATCTTGACCTGATTTGGTTTCACGTTTGACCGTAGAGACCTTGTAGGATGCATCAGCTTCCAACATATAGCTTACGCCATCGACAGTAATGAAGGCGATACCGGCTAATCTGTTTGTATTGTCTGCCATTTTTTATAGCTCCAGAAACGAAAAAAGCACCCGCAGGTACTTATTCATGTGAATCGTTATTTACGTGATTATGGATTACTGCAAAGTAAACTGCAGTAACAACGCAACAATCCGCAGCTGATCAATCAATGTCGCCGGGTAGAGAATGTCGACACGCATAGGATTACTGGCATTCTGTTGAACGATCAATGCAGCGGCAAATGCGGGGGCATTTTGTACATAGCCTTCGTACTCCATTGCTTGATAATCCGCAATCAGATCAGCGCGAATGGTATCTGGCGTCACAATATTTGCCCCTGGTGCAAAACGGGTTCCATTAGCCGCTAGCTTCACGCGAGAATATTTTGTTGTGAAAACACTTTGCTGACGCCGCAATACGTACATCAGTAAATACATGTCTTCCACTTGCAAATACGAGTTATCTGGCTGACCGAATGCATTAGTCTGATATGTCGTAATCACATTTTCAATACACACCTGATTTGCGGTATTCACCGTGAATGTCGATATGCCGTCGTATAGCAGCGTATTACGCTCACTCAGTTCATTTCGCGATTGAATCGGCGGTGCTAACACATCGTTCAAAATTAGTGTTTGCAGTGGCACACCGGGATCAGCGCGGACACTGATTGCCGCTTGAGCGCCTAATGCCGCCGCCCATTTCCAGTTTGGAGTTGGCGAATCATAAAACCCCATGCAGGATGCATGCTGATCATTGCGAGTTGTGCCAAATGTCCCGAGCGCAGCAAATGTCCCGCGATACGCAACGAACAAACCGCCGTAAATCTGCGAACTCCAGCTCCAGCGACCAGTGGTATCGCTCAAGAATGACTGGAGTGCATTGAGTGAGGCAGTGTCGGTGTACGGCATCACAATAAAATCAAATGGCAGATCCATCAAATTTGCAAGGCCACTACTCAGGTTCGGATTCACTAAACCGCCCGACATCGGGGTAATCGACAACACCAACCCAACTGGTGTTGTCTGCCCACCCGCTAAACCCAGATAATTAACGCGGATGTCAATATCATTCCCCGTCAACCCTTTATTTTTTGCCGCTAGTGACACAACGCCAGCCGTAGCCGTAGCAGTGACTGCTAGATCATTGATCGAGTTGATTGATGCAGCGACTGTAGCCGCAATTTGTGTCAACGTCTGTCCTGTCGTCAGCATAGTAGATACCAACATCCCACCAACATACAGCGACAATACTCCAACAGCCATGTTCACTTGCGTGAACGTAATCGTAGCCGTAGCGGCAACCGATGCAGGATCATCCGCTAGCGGTAAGCACCATACTTCCCCAAAGGTATCATTTTGGCGATAGGTGTACATCATTTGCGCTAAGTGAGACCCTTGTCCATATTGGTTTTTAGCATCCGCTACCCCTTGTGAGATCACCGGTATATTGACAGCGCCTGTTCCTGCTGCCGTCAACTGTCCAATAATTAATGCCCGTTGATTCAAGGTCGCTGTGTTGGCATGCGAGGGATCAATTTCACCAAAAAAGAACGGTGTCCGAATATTGGATGGAATATTTTTAAAAGGAATCGTCATGCTTTATCCCCGATGATGCTTCCCACTTTTGCAGCAATAACAGATGCTGGCGGTGTTAATGTCATATCACCATCGCGCAAGCGGCGAACATAAAATAAATTCCCCTCAAGGGCATCCACGCCTTCCGCTGGCAATAACTGTTTCGTCACCGGGTCACGTACTTGCAAGCCGGGGGTTGGGTAGACCTTCATGGTCGCTCCTTATGTGTAACGTTAAATAACATGATGAACTAGCTAAAAACTGAGCGGAGAGCTATCCAGGATAAAATCGCTATCTAGTACGGCCTCTTGCTGCGACGTAGAAATTAATTGCTTGGTCAATACAAACTCGGTAATTTCAGTTAATACTGGCACACCATTACTCATCGTAATAACCGAATTACCACTGGAATCGACTGACTCCATTTGATAAAAATCTTCTGGCCCTTGATAAAACTCCAGACCAATCTCAGTAATTAAATTTCCGAGATGCTGCTCGCCCTCAGCAGATAAATTCATGCGTGTCCGAATGAATGGAAATTGCGAAACCAACGCAGTTAAAGATGGTGAATTAATCAGCGCACGTTCGATTTGACCTGCCATGATAGACAGTGCGCTTTCTACTGTCGCGGCACCGGAATCAAACGGCGACGACAGTGGTCCTGCTGGGCATTGAAACCGACTTTCTACCGTCAGTGTTGCCACTACGGTGAACTGTGCTGCCCCTGCACGCCCAAGCGACTCTTTATCTTCAACAGGTGGATGAATATACATGCAGGGGTAGGTGCCGTCCCACGTTGGCCAATCCAGCGTAGAAAACACCTGTGTGCCTGCATTGGTCGACCCAGTGAGCGCCGTCACCGCCAGTGCAAACAAATCAGCAGAAACCGTCATGGCGAACTCACTTTATTTAGAACTAGCTTTGCCCAGCCATGCCCATCAGAATGAATTTCTCGGACAACAAAGGTTGTATTGACGCTAGGAATAAATACACGATCATTCTGCACAGGAGAGATAGCAAAATCCAATAGGCGAACACCTAACACAGGCGATGTTGTTTGCACACTAATCGACCCATCATCAAATATCGCTTTTTTACGGAATGCGCGATCAAACACACCCGTAATAGCAAACGGTGCTCCTCCTGCAGGCGTATAAGTCGTTTCTTCACCAAATACGCTCTGCAGAGGACTAATCACCTGCTTATCCCAATCAATCATATGCCTGTAGTAGTTAAGGCCTGCTCAAATACTGGCCCCTGCCCAGTAGCCGGGAGAGGCGCAGAGCTAGAATCAACAAGAAATCCAAGCTTCTGCAGTTCAGCAACCTCTTCAGCAGGAAGGCTGACCTCTATCCCAGAGCCAACGTATTTCCCCCCATACATCAGCGTTTTACGCGGTGCCACAATGGCTTTTATCAATTTCCCTGCCATGATTAACTGACCACCGGTGTTGCAACGCTTGCTGAAAATGAGGCATTCACGCGTGTCGGGATTACAATGGGTGACGACTGCATCATGATCATGCGTTGTGGCGGATCATTTTCTATCCATGTCTTCGGTGCATACGGAAGTGCCTGATAGTTAAATGCAGGATCAAAAATTTGACCAAATGAGCGCGTACCCAACAAATCAGGCCCAGACATGATCACCGTACCATCGGCAACCATGGGCGTTTCAATATTGGTGTTCGGATCGACATACCAGTCGTTATACACCCACAGATCATACTGACCCCAGTGCCCTTTGTATTGCGCACCACGCTGAATCTGCGATCCCATATCGATGGTTGCATTACCAGAGCGCGGGTAGAAGATGGATTTAGCAACACTGGAGTCCTGGCTAAACAAGAGCCATGAGGTCGGCGTAAAAACAATGTCTGTCGCCACTCCACCCGATTTTTTGAGTATTTGATGAGCCCATTGTTCAATATTAGCAGATGGCGTATTAAAAATACCATTCGCACCAACGGCCGAAAACGCAGTATCCCATTTTGCAGCGCCAGTTAATGCCACTGTCAGGGTTGGATCGCGGCCAAAATCAATCACTACGGAAGGGAATCCGTCACCGGCAATAGTGACAGAGCCATTCACCAGTGCCTGTGATGCCATCCATTCCAGACGGCGATCAATCAAATCAATCTGATCGGTCATTTCCATTTCCAGATTCGCGGCTTCACGCTCAGATCCTTTTAATTCACCCCCGATCCGTTCGCCAATCATTCTGCGAACTGGCTTACGTAGATCAGGTGCGCGTTTATCTTTGATATAAGCTGGTTTAAAACTATTAGTTTGATAGCGGCGTTGCTCAACCAGTTTCCCCTCAACTAACGGAGAAACGAAGGGCGACATACGACGAATACCAACATCAATATCGATCGATACAAACTCTGTATCGGACATCACCATATTGGGAAAAAACTTATCAAGCAGGAACTTTTGCGAACGCTTTAAATTAGGCACTACTTGAATTAGTGCATTTGTGTCATAGATAAAATTCATTTTTTATTTCCAATAAATTTTAGACATAAAAAAAGCTCTCATTACGAGAGCTTCATTCATATCAAAAGCAGCCAAACTGGGCAGGAGATTACCGTTTTAATTCTTTACGATGGATCGCTGGCAGTAATAACATTCTTAACAAACATGGCCAGTAACCGAAGTGCGGAAGTAACAGTAGGAAGAGTCATTCCCGCACCCAAAATCAACGAATTTGCATTGAATTCGCCCATCAGATACACGCCCGCAGTAACATTCCCCGCAGTTGCATCGCTGGTATCAGCTAAAATTGCGCAAGGATTTTGTGAGCCGTCTGTTGCCGCAGAAGTAGCTACTGTATAAAACCCGGTAGTAGTAACTAACCCCATCACAGTACCGCGCCGCAATAATTGACCTGATGCATTAGTAACGGAATTGGATATTAACTTCAGATTCCCTGCAATCAGTTGATCCGGGATATACGTTTCAGCGAAAATTCCCGGCATTTGGGAATTGTCACCGATTGAATCGATTGGTAATGTCATTTGGAATCCCTAAATTAAGCTTCGTTACGCCGTTTTTTTCCAGCGGCAATGATTTTATCTGCCACCGATTGTGCACTATTGCTATTACCATCTGGTGTAGCTCCACCATCAGAGCCTACATTGGGTACCGCCACGCTAGTCATACGACTAGCTAAGCTACCCGGTCGACTCGCTCCGCCAGAAGCAACAACTGACAACATAGAAATGGCGGCATTTGCGCTCATATCGGTATCGAATGCCATATGAGCTGCCGCATCAGGACGAACCCCAGCAGCCGCGCAACGGAAAATGGCTGCGCAACGTGCACGTTCTGCCTTGGTTGCTGCCTTTGCTGATTTATTTTCCTTTTCATCCTCGGAATTTTCGTCGCCTGATTTATCAGCCTTCTTAGACTTCTTGGCCTTATCATCGTCATCATTTTCCAGATCGTCTTTATCCAACACATCAGATGTATCAGCTTTTTTCTTATCGTCCTCTTCCTCGCAGCGCTTAGCGAATTCTTCATCAGACTCATCCGCTCGCTGTTTTGGTGCATCATCTTCCTTCTCTACTTTTGCTGCAGAGATTCCGAGCAAATGCGCATACGGCAGCGCGCTCATTACTTTTGCTAATTTCATTTTATTCCTTGTAAAAAAAAAGTTAAGCAATTTCGGCGAGCAATGCCCGAAATGCAGCATCAGGAGCCATTACGGCGTCTGCAAGACCTTGGCTTACCCCATTACTACCTAAGTACGTCGCGGCTTGCATATCACGAACAGAAGCAGCTGGAATGTTCCGATTACGCGCAGCTGTTGCAACGAACAGTTCACCCATAGTATTAATTTCAGTTTGATATCGGGCTAATGCTTCTTTAGAAAGTGGAATTTCTGGACGTCCATCTGCTTTTGCATCCCCAAATGTCACGAATGTGACATTAAATCCGGATGAGGTTAATGCTTTTGACCAGTCCATATGCATCCAGATCACACCAATCGAACCAACGCCACCCGTACGCGGAATGATCAATCGATCAGCAGCACTACCGATCGCATAAGCAGCAGAATAGGCCGACTCATTCAAAATCGACCAAATTGGTTTTTTACCACGTGCGTTGTAAATAGTATCTACAAGATCAAAACATCCTGCGACCTCTCCACCCGGACTATCAATATCGAGCATGATCGCTTTTACTGCAGGATCCGACAACGCAAGCAAAAAATTTTGCCGGATACCGTCATAACCTGACATGCCAGAGTATGGACGAAGTGTACCTAGCTTTTGTACCAAAGTTCCCTGAACCTCGACAATAGCGACACCACCTACTACGTCATACCCACCACGCGGATTACGACCTGCAACTGCGTAAGGGCTATCATCATCGTCCATCATGACAGGTGCGCCAACGCGTGTAATCTGACTAATCCCCAATCTGTCTGCCAACGCAGCCATAATAATTTCCGCCTTATCTGGAGCAATCGCCAATGGCGTATTGAATAGGCGTTGTGCTAAAAATCCAAATTTCATCATGAGGCCTTAGGTTCATCAATCGATTGTGTTGCATCAAAACCAGCGGCCCACTCAGGGAGCGCAATACCTAGCTCTTTAAATCGTGCAATTTCAATTGCACGTTGCGCTACTGTTTCACGCCAGTCCACACCGCCTAAATCAGCCGCCTCATCTTCCAGTGTGGATAATGCGGCATCCATTCCCAAAATCGCACCCTGCCGCTCTTTAACTGGATCAATGATTCCTTTACCTGGCCCCATCCATTTCACTCGCGCATATGCAGCGCGAAATTCTGAAAACTCAGGAGCACCAGTCGGTAGCGGTAAATTGTCAATATCCATAGATTCTTCGGTAAACGCACAAACAATCGGTTGGCCAAATCCCATGGCAAAGTCATTTCGACGACGGGATAATGTTTTCCATGCTTCCAGCATTGCTCCTCGTGCTGACGAATAATTAACGTCAGACCAGTCATTACTGACCTGCTGAGTTGATAAACCAGTACCTGCAGCAAAATTACGTAGCACAGCATTTTCAAAATCTTTGAAATTACTATTCGGTCGTGCAGCAGTCACGGCGTTAATTTTTTCACCAGGGAATAAAATGGGCATACGTGCTCCGCCCAATTTTATTTTTTGATCCTTATGAAAGTCTGTTCGTTCATCCTGATATGCACCGATAACCTCCTTATTTCCCTCTCCAATCGCGGATTCAACCATTGCCGGATCATAAGGGGATTCAATATATGCGCCAAAAATTGCATTAATGATCGATGCATCTAACTCTGCACCATCATATTTAATCAACATTTTTAGCCGCTGCACAACAGGAGCGAAAATTCCTGCGCCACCACGATGTTGTGCTGCACGGTCATGGTCAAAGTCATGAACGATAATGGGGCGACCCCAACTCGTTTCTTTTTCTATCCGATCCCACGTCACTGATTTAGCAGCACTAAAATAATCGCCTTGGTGCGCCTTACGTATGTGATACGCAATAGCAGCTCCATACGCATCTACCTCAACACCACCCCTCATTGAATTTTGATCCAATGTATTTTGAGGGTTAGATAACCGATCAGGATCAATCACCTGTATCGTCGTTGCATAACGCGCTCGACCTGGTTGAACACGATCAGGCAACCAGTGCACCATTGCCAGCGCATCACCATCAATAATTTTATGCCGAAATGCTAGTCGCATAATTTGGGACAAGGTTAAATTACGCTGAGTATCACAAAACCGACCCATGTCGTTTGCCCAAGTACGCCAGGCTGCCTCAAGCGCTTGACCATACTCCTCTGCCCATACGTGATCAAAACCTTTAATTCCTGTATGCGCGGCAAGCGCCATATAATCAGGTTTAAAAATTGGCCTGAAATTGGCCCCGATAGCATTATCGAGAACACGCGTGACTGCACCACTGGCCCATCCATCATTACGGACTAAATCACGTACCCGCGACACAATCCGGTCGCGATACATGTTCAACTCACCATCAGGCGATCCTAGATAAGGATTCCACGATGACATGTGGTCGCCATAAATATCAGCGGCATCATAAGGAGAATTCCCCCCTCCGGATAACATCGCTGCACGTGACCGTGAGTGAGGCAATGGCAAGCCATTTACGCCAATTATTTTTACGTTGTTACTCATCAGAAATTAAATCGAATAGCACGACGCCCTGCACCGGGAATTTTCAATGCGCACTGCAAGGTAATAATCAATGCGGAAAGAGCTTGAATATTCGCACGAGTGTATGTAACCGATTTAGTCCCATCCTCTTGTGTGTACGTATAGGACTCCCCCTTAGATCCTGTTGACAGGTCAATATAGGCTTGTTGTGCGGCATTTAAATCCAACTGAAGTTGGGACGTAGCACGACCTGCCAACAGGCCTACTCTTGGAAGATTCACTCTCATTTAAATCCTGGCTAAACGACTAGTTAATGTTTTTTTAACGGGGGTTACGTATACCGTAGGTGCTGACGCAAGCGCTAATTTTGGCTCTTTCTCAATCTCTATTACGTGCATTTCTTCATCTGGATCAGGTAATCCTCCAAACATGTCGGTTACTGGTGGACAAACTGCAGCTTCCAGTTTGGTCCACATGCGGTCGGTATAACGATGTAAATCCAATGTATGCGCTGCAAACATGGCATAAACAGTACAGTCAAGTACCTCGTTGCGCGTCTGACGTTTGACCCATCGATACTGCTCACCACTGGAAGTCTTTTGTAAGACCCGAACCTCTGCTGTCAATTGTGCATAAAACTCAGCTGGAAGACTTGCTGAAAAATGCATGTAACCAGGACCAACTGCAGTAACCTGAAGTCGTCCGTGGATCAAATCCTTAGCAGTATCGGTCCCGACCATCCATAGCCGCACTCCCCGTTTTAAGATAGACCCGCGATAGTTCACATCTTGTAAACTGCTACGCCCCTTAACTGGTCGCCCCGGATGATTTTCACCTTTTACGGCATAAATTCGACGTCGCGTACGGGCTCGACAAAAGTTATAACATTGATGTGTAAAATGCCCGCCTGTATCTATTCCAACTGCTTCAATAGCTAAACTTTGCCCTGCAGAATGTCGAAACCGCATCAGGAGATATGGGTCTAGCTTTTCTTCCCAGTCACGTTCATCCGCTGGATTAGCGTCAATAATGTGATAATCTACTACCCACATTTCTTCACCGCGCCCGATAGCCCAGACCACAACCTCAAATCGATTTGATTGCACATCAACACCAGCAACCAATACCAATCCACCCATCGGCACTTTACGCAGCGTATATTTTTCAGCACGACTAATTAATGCATCGACATCGGTTTTTTCAACCTCTTCTTCCCATGTTTCACCCAACGTTGTATTAACAAATGTTTTTAACTCACTGGCATCACCCGCCCGCGCTTTCTCCGTTGCGGCCAAAAATTCGCGTGCAATTTGTACCCATGTTGTTTGAGGACTATATGCAGTCCAGATATGAAACGCGATGGCACGTGGAGCAGCAACGACATCCCCTATCCCAGACCGAAAATGCCCTGATGCATCAATCCAAGTGCCATCTTCAGCAATCCAACGCCCATTTTTCCAAATCGATAAATAATCAGCTTGGTCATAAATGACACCACAATGCGGGCAGGCATGCCCCACTGTTTCAGGGTCTGCGTTAATCCATTTAAAACCGTAACTTTTATCTTTTCCGCCCCACTGTATAGAATGTAATTCAGTGCAGGAAGGACATGGAACATGATACAAAAACCGTAAATCACACTGCTGTTCACGCGCTTCTATTCGACTAAACCCTTTGAGTTTTGGTGTTGACCCCATAATTTGCTTAGGAAACGTCGCACCTTCCGTACGTTTCTTAGCTAACTTATCCGGGCTTCCTTCTTTTTCAATATCAATGTCAAAACCATCTAATTCATCTAGGATCGCGACATCAACCGACAAGCGGCGGTAATTTTTTGCCGCTTTTCCGCCACGAATAAATAGCATTGAGCCAAGAAATCTTTTTGAGCTCAGCGTGTTACCACTATCCCGTCCAGAGCTACGCGGCATGACATCCTGAAGCGCCGGGACATCGCGCAACATTGTGTCTAACTCAACCTTAACAAATTCTTTTGCATCATCATCGGTAGGTTGCCAAATAGCCTGATTGCGACGTTTGTGGTGGGCAAAATATCCCATTGCTGCAACAATCATTTTGGTATAGCCAACCCTCGCTGATTTTTTAAAAACCAGCTCTTCGATATCGTCATTGCTGATCGCATCCAAAATTGCAATCTGAAATGGGTATGCTTCCCACTTACCTTGGACATATGACGACTCGCTACTTAGATAGAAATGCTCAGCCGCCCATTCTGACAAACGCAATGGTGGCGGTGCTTCAAGACTCTTCAGCCCCATCCGTATCGATTTCTGTATCTCCGCTAGTACCGTCATAATCTTTCATATCGAGTTGCACGGACGCAGCGACATTACGCGCCTTGGTAATTTCAGCGACTATGATTTCAATATCCTCGGAAGTCAGGTTCTTAGAGCGGCGCTTGATGTTCCTTGGAATACATTCCAAAATAGCGGCAATTTTTTGACCTACTGTTGCCAGCGCAAACTCTAGTATCGCTACTGGGGCCAGCTCGCGGCGGGTAACATCATTTTGCATCTCAATACGCTCACGTTGGACCCGCGCCAGCGCGGCTCTCTCACCAGCCAAATCAAGATCCCCTGTCGCAGCACGGCCTGCAGCTTGTTCACGCAAGTGACTACAATAACTCAGCAGCCATACACACGCGGGGTCATTCGACCGCAGCACATCACGTCGAATCAAATCGCTAACTGCCTGCTGACTGATACCAATTAAATCACCAAACTTTTTTTGTGAAATAGTTTCTTGAAGGCTCACTATACAACCCCCTTAGATAATTTTTTCAAATAGCGGAAACTCGCGAGTCTTCGTCCCCGCAATACAGAAAGGTCGGGGAAGGACCCATTGATTTCTATTACCTCATGGGAACTCACTTTTTTAGCCTAAGGTAGTTCAGTTCCGATGCCAATATCTTCGGAAACTTTTCTTTGATCTTACTCATGATAGCCTGCTCGACCACATCATTGGATAAGGCCATCGGGATTGATGGCCCGAATAATTCTTTCACAGGCAAGTTTGCCCGTTGTGTCTTTCCGCCTTTAGTAATCTTCCCACTAGTTCGCGCAATACCAACACGTTCATACACACCCTGATGTCCGTTCGCCATTGTCGCTATAAATGCGTGACGTAATAATTGACGACCAGTTTTCACATTGATGGAAACACCTGACTTCGTTTGCCGTGCACCATAGTTAATCATAGCAATGGGCTTACCTGTTGCTTTCAGTACGACAATTAGATTCTTACTAGATGCTCGGTTAATGGTGAAGCTTTTTTTAATGGCACTGACTTTAATGTTATAACCAGCAGAACGGACTTCTTGTGACGCTGCTGTTCTAGCTTGTTCTGCGGTCTTGTTCAACGCACGCACAACGGCTTTCTGCTGATCCACAATGAATCGATTTAAACTTGCAGTAATATCCTTGCCGTTTGATGAGACAGAAATTTTAATCATTTTGTTTTTAGACGGCTAGGAGAACATCCGTACAAAAAGTGGCGACCAAATGCAAAAAGCCGCATCTCTGTGTAGAGTGCGGCTGATATATTTATCCTAGTATATAGTTGCTAGTGATAAAGTTCTGGGCGTGAAGAAACACCCATGGAACGAATATTAATCGAAATACTTGCAACATGCAAAGCTTTTTTTCATTTTCTGAATCATCGCACGTTCTGCCGATTCCAACGTCACGGCATAATCTAGGTTTGGGTACCGCCAAACAGCAGGAGAAATGCCACAACGTTTCCGAACAGCCCACTGCTGATGCAGTGGTAAATCATACACAATAACATCGACAGCCTCCGCTGTTTTTATATCAGCCATAATATAGGCAGTGTCATCGTTGTCATGATCACATACGCGGTCGCGGTGATTATTATTTAAATTGTCACGACGCGTCCAACTTACCCATATCTCTAAACACACATCCAGCGGTGATTGCACAATATAACGCACTTGTATCCCTAGCTTAGACATTACCGTTCTCCCTGTAGTTTTTGCACCGAATCATGGCCTTCACATTTTTTATTGGACATACATCCATCTCCTATAATTTAACGTTGTAGTGACATCCCTTGCACGTCTTTGACTCTTCAAAAATTAGTACATCCAGCGGATCACCATATCGATATCGTTCATAAATCGCCATCCCAAAATTTTCCTCATCAATCACGTGATATGCAGGGTTAATCTTACTTATTCTTAAACCCTGCTCACTGCAAAGCCACGCCCAGTAACACTCTTAGCAGGGTATGTATGGTATGCAGGGTTTTTTAATAATCGCCATAAAAAATAAATCAACATAGATACACATAAAACAAATTCACATATACGTGCGCGAAACCCTGAAAACCCTGCATACCCTGCTGAAACCTATACTGGGCTTGGCTTTGCGGTTAGCAGGGTTTGAGTGCAACCATGAATAACCCTGCATAATTTACGCATTCCCGTCCGCACGAACATCTGCGCGATCACGAAAATGATTCACCTGTTCATCTAACGTGCCTGGCTCATTACTATTTTCAATGACATACACCATCCGAGACATTTTTAATTTAGGACCAACAGCAACTGGTTTCTTCACCTTAGTTTCACGACTACCGATGAATCCAGAAAATTTTGTGAGTGTCAGCGCTTTTTCACCGCTCTTATCACACCAACGACGATAGATAATATATAAATCCTCAGTCAGACACGAACAATATGGGGCCGCCAGATAGCCGTCTTTCCACGATCGGTGAAACGCCATCCAGCCATTTAATCCGAACTCAATCACG